GACAGTTATCAGTAAACAAGAGATCTGGATCTTGATCATCGATGTAATTTTCTATGTGATAGTTGTAATATTCCTCTTTGGTGCAGGAGACTTCTGTAGCACCATCTTCAGGATCTAATGTTGGATCGACTTCCACTTCCTGATACGATCCGTAGGTATCATCCACAAACTTAATGAGGTCATCCAGATCGACTGAGCATCTAACTTTGTAGATTTTTACATCAGTCTTTTCGATTGTTAATGTGAAGTTCATTGTCCAATCTCCTGTAGAAAACCATTACCCTCATCAACCCACTGGTCTAGGGACATATGATTTAGTCGGTAAGAATAGACACTGTGGTCAGCATAGTCTTTGATGTTTCCAGTATCGTAAACAAAGTAGAAGTAGCCTTTGCCAGTGTATAAGTTCAGGTGAGGATTGCCGATCTTCTTAATAATTTGATTGCGTGTCATTTCGTATTCCTTTCTAAATAGTGGGGAGCCGTAGCTCCCCTGATTGATTATACTGCTTCTTTTTCTCTTGCTAACGTATCAGCTGCTGCCATGATAACTGACAATGGTGTGAACTTACCGTTCAGATAGTAGAAGCATCGTGTGAAGGTCGTGTTGAACTCATTAGTCACAAGGTGAGGTGTGACTGAAACATTAAGTCCACCAAACAAACGACCAAGCTCTACAGCTTCGTAATACTGAGCTGTGCGTCTTTTGATCATGTCAACGACAGTTGCTGTGACTTCAGCTTGCTTGGCAGTAATACGGTCAGACTTTGGCTCTGGCTTAACCACTGGGATCAGCTTGAGTAAAACTCGAAGAGTTACTAACTCATTAAGATTAGCGTGATGAACTTCATCAAACAAGTGAGTGTGCTTATCGCGGATCTGGTGAAGATCAAATGGAATTGCCCAATATTTTTCTTCAGTAAGGCTGCGAAGAAACTCACGGTTATTTTCGCGGATCATATCATAGCCACCGTTCAGATAACCAAGAGCTTCTTTCTGATGAGCCTTTGCAGCAAAAGTTTGATCGTCTTGCAATTGACCCATTGCTAGGGCGATGTAATCTTGAACTGTTTTTGCTTTAGTGTGGAATGTCATTTCTAAGTCCCTTTCTCATTTTCTATATACTTCATATAGTGGCCCCAGCAGCTATTACAAGGGTCAAGAGAAAAGTTTTTTATTATTGTTTGTTTTCGGTAGCTTAGATATTCTTTCCTGCGGATCTTAGGCCACTGGTAAACGCCTTCAGCTCATTACGCGCATAGAATAGCTTGTTATGAGCGTCAGGCGGCGAATCACTTCTAAGGCTGTCATCCTGCGCCCTATCCACCTCAGAGCGCAGCCACTGGAGCTGTGACGCTTGAAAGGCCGTCAGGTCAGTGTCATTCATTGCATCAGCCTTTCGACCAGTAGAGCCACTAATACGACCCCTGTGATGGCTGCAAACCAAGCCAGCCTGTAAAGCCACTTATGCATACGCATCCTGTTGATAGCCCGATCCAAAAGGTTTTTGCTTTTGTCAGCAGACTTTTGTTCATCTTTATCCAGACAGGTCATTAATTTGTCCCACTTATCGACTGCATCCTGAGAGACAGTCACGACAGTTTTCTTAGGCTTTCCCATCTCGCGGATCAGCTTAGACAACTTGATCTTCACGGCTGTCTCTGAGCGGCCCATAGTTTTTGCAATCTCAGCGTACTTCACGCCACCCTCCGACAGCGCCAGCAATCGTTGCAGCTCCCTGTCAGTCCAGTGTTGATTAGTTCTTTTTTGATTTCCAACTTTGCGTTTCATAATACTTTCTCCTTTAAATTTTAGTTTCATTGTTTTGGTTCTTTAGTATTTTTCGTATTTCCGTCGAAGATACACTGTGCTTTCTTTGGTTGTAATAAATTCTTATTCCCATTTTTTCGCATAACAATTTTCCTGTAAAGTTTTTATTAATATAATCTTCGCCAATTACTCTGACATCAGGAATTTTAAACTGTATGATTTTTAATAAATCATCTTCAGTTTTGTAAGGAATAATTTCATCAACATATTTAATGCTAGATAAAACAATGTGCCTTTCAATAATAGATTGCAGCGGCTGTGCCTTCTCTCCACGCTCTTCGCTGGGGTCGATATGTAAACAGCAAATTAAATAATCACATACATTTTTTGCTTCTTTAAGCATTTCACAGTGACCTGCGTGTAACAAATCAAACGCCGAAGCTGTAATTCCAACTTTCATTTTTTTTCTTTCACAATCATTCCATAGTTATTCACACCGACAGGGATGTCAAAACCATCAACATATTTAAGTTTATTTCGTTTGAACGGTTTGTAATCCACATCATGATGCCAACGGTTAAATTTCCAAACCACTTTCGCCACGTCTGGATGCAAATCTTCAATCATCTGGCTTTTTGGTTTTGTTCCTTCATGCGCGTAAAACTCTTCAGTATTGCCTCCACTCATTCTTTGTGTGGTAACCTTTCCTTGCAAGAAAGCGTTGTACTGCACTGTACAGTGTCCATCTTTTAATATCCGTAATGACAGATCTGTGTCTTCATTATATCGACCACGCCAGCGATATGGCGCGTTGTTCTGGATAAGCAGGCAAGAATAAATGCGTGTGTTTTTCCTAAACGCAGGTGTATTGTCTCTGCCTGCAATTACAAATTTTTCATAATTCGGTCCAGATAAATACACATTTTTGTATCGATCAGCAAAGTCCTCCATTGCGTTGAAAATCTTTGAGCTATCACAATAAGAAATTATAGATTGGTTGTATCGATAGAAGTGTTGGATGTTGTCATCCATTACCCAGTGCCGATTCGTACCCAATCCAGTCGCGTGGTCCCAAGCAAAATTACGAGCCGCCCCCGGCCCTTTTGACCTGCTGTCACCTAGATCATCGCAAGTATCATAATCTATCAGGTATTCTGGAGGCAGCACCAGACACTTATCTTTCCCAAATTTAGCAGCGTACATATCAAGCTGACTGGCCTCGACAATGATCTTGTACGGCATCCCCAAATGGTTCAAAGATTTGCTGGTCAAATTGTTTTCCCAACGGTTTTTTGAAACAATGTAAATTGGATATTTATTCATCGACGTATCTTTTATTTGAATGTTGTCCTCTAACTAATTTTGGATGCCAAATAGATTTAGTTTTTTTATTTAATGGTTGTCCAATTAGCTTTTCAAACTCTTCAAGATCAGACTTGGTTTCAAAGCGAACAATTATTGTCGCGTAGTTTTCTTCCTTATCGACAACATATTCTGGCATACCGTGCCACTCTGCTTCCCAATCTTTTTCCAAATCTTCAAACAAACTATCCTGCATTACAAAACTCCAGAATTTGCTTAGATGCATCTGCCGCACCTTTAGCCACAATAACTTTTTGGCCGACACCTTCGAGGTAAAGGATCATGGCCTTCTGTTCAGTGGAAAGTCGCCCACCCGAAATCCGTTTCATTTCCACCCATAAATTCCACGCAGGAATATATAAGTCAGGTATGCCTCGAACCACGCCCTCTGCCTTTAGGCGCTTGGCCACAGTGATCGCGCGCTTCTCCCCATTCGGAATGGCAAAGATCAGAACCTGTGGATACTTAACCCGAAACCAATTGATAAAACCAACTTGCTCAGAATGCTCAGAAGGGGATGTCTTCGAGGCTGAGATCAGCGTAACCGCCGAAACCTTGCGTCTTCGTCTCATGTTTCTTCTCCACTTGGGTGTAATCGAACTGCACGATCTCTTGGTATCGTGGGTCATGGCTGGATGGCTTCACTCTTATCTTGCTAGGCTGCGTCCAGAAGTGGCACTCATTCAGAGCCTCATCCGTTGTATCCGCACCAGAGCTGAGTGACACTTTACGCGCTGCGTATCGACTGGCCGCATATCCACCGTGATCTGGGCATAGCCACTCGCTCACGCTCATCAGGCCAGCGTAGTACGTCACCTTGATGCTATCAGGCTTGCCATCCTTCTTGTGTCTCGCATACGCCACGCTATCCACATCGTACCACTCAGCCACCACCTGAGACGATAGCATGGCCCCACGGTAGCTGCTGGCGCTGTGGTTAAGTGTCGGCGCAGGAAACTCGAACCCACACTCAGGGCAGATATTACAGGCTGCGTGAACCATTGTCTGGCACTTCTCGCACTGCTTGGTTGGAGCCACACCGTCACCACTCGACATTTTATCCTTTGGCTTCACCTGATCAATGAACCCGTGCCGCTCAACATTCTGGCCGTAATCCAGAATCAGGGAGTTTTCCTTGCCATCAGCAATCCGCGTCCCACGGCCAACCATCTGGACGTAAAGGCCAGTCGATGCCGTAGCTCTAACCAAAGCCACCAGATCGACTTCTGGGTGGTCGAAGCCAGTAGTAAGTACGTTCACATTAATCAGGCAGCGCAGCTCCCCACTCTTAAAGTCAGCAATGGCCTTCTCGCGCACTGCGCTGCTGTCTGAGCCTGTAACCACTCCCACATCGATGTCGTGCGCCTCAAACTCATCCTTGAGCATGTATGCGTGGCTTACTCCGCTGCTGAACACCAGCCAGCTCTTCCTGTCAGCCCCTAGCCGCACAACCTCCTCGACTGTAGACTTAACCAGCTCTGGGTCAGATGCAGCCGTGGCCAGCTCTGATTCGATAAACTCACCGCCACGCTTGCCAACACCTGTCAGGTCAATCTGCTTCACGCCACCCTTTGATATGACTGGTGACAGGTAGCCTTGCTCCATCAGCATAGCCACTGGGATGTCGTGGGCTATCCCATCAAAGATCGCGCCCTTGCCTTTATGCAAGTATCCGCTGTCCAATCGATACGGCGTGGCCGTCAAGCCAACCACCTTCACGTCTGGATTGCAGACTTTCAGATCGGCAATAAACCGATTGTACCTAGTCTCAGTATTTTTGGGTAGGAGGTGCGCCTCATCAATCAGAACAAGATCTGGAGCTGGAACTATGTCATACGCCCTCTCCCAGACCGACTGGATGCCTGCAAACGTGATTGGCTTGTCCAACACCTTCTGCTTTAGACCTGCGCTGTATATCCCGAAATCAGCCTCTGGGTACAGTTTAAGCAGGCCATCAGCCCCTTGCTCCAGCAGCTCCTTAACGTGCGTAACAACCAAGACCCGTGTGCCTTGGAAGCCCATCGCATCCTTAATCAACTGCGCCATGATCGCCGTCTTGCCAGATCCAGTAGGCGCAACGATCAGTGGGTTATCTCCAGCCTTGCCAGCCCAGTAATTGTACAGGCCGTCGATGGCTTCCTTCTGGTAGTCTCTTAATTCAAACGCCATCAGCGCATCCTCCATTGCGTAAATCCAAGCCAGACATCCTCAATCGGTGTCAATATATCTTGAGCCGCAACCCAGCACGGCCCCCTGCCTAAATCTACTTCTACTGCATCAGTCTTAAATCTATCCCTGCCCATGCCTCCAATAACGCGCATCACATCCTCTTCGTCTGATGCCGTAACCAATATGGCATACTCAGCGACGAACGCCTCCAGAGACTTAAACAGCAGCTTGCCTGTCTGATAAAATGTAGACTTTACATCGATGCTAACGTCATCTGCCCAGATGTCTGCCCCACTATCTATACCAAGCGCGGACGCCCTGTATGGAAGCTGCAATGCCTTCGCCACAGCTATCTCAGCCTTGACGCCTAGAAGGTCGATGTCGCCGTCTGACCTATTGTCTCTGCGCTGGTTAGCAACTCCACTAGCCCGTGCCAGTTGCCAGCGTAACGCAGACGCCTGCTTTGCCTCTGAAACTTCTGATCGCGTCAACCTGATGCTCAAGATCTTTTCTTCATCCTGCGCCATTCACAATTCCCTCCAGAAAATTGTTGGCATCTTGGACGGCTTTGTCGTGTGGCTGTTCTAAAAAAGCTACCATGTTAAGGGTAATATTATCTTGCATTTCAAGCCATGAGTTATGTTTTTCATACGTCATTAATAAAGTTAAAATTATTAAACTCACGTCATCATTAGTCATTTTGTTTGGCAAATCGTCAATAAAACGATTCATCAATTCACGAATACTTTTACCTTCATCCATGTTGCATCCTCCCATCAAAAATAGCTTGGCTGTTGTTTTTGTTCTTAATGACTTCGCCAGTGTCCTGATCCTCGTATTCAACGAAATCATCACCAGCATCGATCACAACAAAATCTTTCGGCATGATCTGGGGGATGTACAAATGCTCATCACAAGTAACGACAGGCTTGCCCTTGGCGCAGCTCCACGTCCCATCTTGCTCTGGCGTCACATGGCTGCACGTCCGACAGCTAACCTCTGGGATCTTGCAACCGTGGCAGACCGCCCAGTAGCTACAGAACTTGCACTGCCAGTTGCTTGGGTCTTCGTGCAGCTTCGAGGGTGGTGTTGCCGAAAACACAATGCTCTCAGCCTTTTTGACCAAACCCTTGGCCTCAGACTTGTCGAGCTTAATCCGCTCCCCATAAATCTCATCTGTGTTCTTGTTGACTGCAAAGAAATAGCACCTGTCGATCCCTGCCAAGTGCATCCCGATTTGACACTGCGCCCAGTATACAGGCTTGGACTTCTTGCACCCCAAGTTCTTCAGAGCCTTGAAGTTCTTCTCGTTCATCGTCTTGAACTCTAAGGTGTGAGGCTTTTTGCTTTCCTTAAATCCC